GGATGGATTGAAAGTTTGTTTTTTTTTTTGTTCATTAGAAAAAAATGTATCATGATATATACTTTTTTTTTTAAATGTCTTTATTAATGAATTCATCTCATTAAATTGCCAAATTTGCTTTTGAAATGTTATTCTATCTATATAATCATCAAAACATATATTATCTAAAATTTTTAAATAAAATGGAATTGAATCTTCTTTTCCCATTTTACTTAAAACATCTATTATATTCTCATGCCATAATAAACCAACAATTGTTCTATCTGTTTCATTCATTATTGTTAAATGTTCTTCTATAGAAAATCTATTATTTATTAATTTTTTTGTTATTTTTCTTGTATCATCATTATATGATTTCATTAAAAATATATTTTTTATTATATTATTGTTTAATATATTTTCTTTATTTTTATATAATTCATAAACTGTTGTTAATTTTCTTAAATCTCCCTGAATAAAATTTATTATATTTGGTTTTATACTATCTTCTATATTTGGAACTAAATTATCTAAAATACTTGTTGTTTGTAGTTTTGTTGGTGTCTTTAATTCTACTACATGACATACTTTCATTAATTCTTTTATTTTTTTATCTATATGATAATTACCTATACATATAATTGGATTTAATGTAATTTCTTCAAGACGTTGTTTTTTTGTTTTCTTTGGTCTTATAATCTTTATTAATGAATTTATACCTCCTTTATCACCATTATTCATTCCATCTATCTCATCCATTATTATCGCAATACGTTTTATCTTTTTATAAAACATACTCATAATATTTTTATCTGACATATTATGTTTTGTTATTGTATCTATAATTGATTTATTTCTTATATCACCCGCATCATATTTTATTATATCATAATCCAAATCTTTCAAAATATTTTGTACAAAGGTACTTTTACCTGTTCCTGGATCCCCATAAATATAAATACCTTTTTTTGTAGTTAAATCTTTTTTATTTTTTTCAAAATCTTTTAATATTTCTTTTATCTTATTGGCTTCTTCGTCACGATTTAACAATTTATTTATATTTATGTTTTCCATCTTATATATGTTATTATATTCTTTTTTTTAAATCTATTTTTACTCAATCCTAGTTCTTCTATTAATTCTATTAACAATTTTCTACAATTTGATGATTCATTTTCTAATGAATAGGAATCTAGAAATATTAAATAATTAGCATATATACAATTTTTATAATAATATTTTTTCATATTTAGCCATTTTTTTTCATTTTCAATTAATAACTGTTTAAATACAAATGAGTTATCTTGTCTTACCACTGTTCTAATATAATTTTCTATATCTCTTTTATTTATATGCTTTCTTATCAACCAATGATCTTCTAAATATATTTGTTTTGATAAAAAAACTTTTACTATTTTTGGTACATAATCAAATATTAATTCAATTAATTCATCAGCTAAATTTATCGTTTTTTTTAGCAATTTTTGTTCCTTTTTTATTAATTCTTCATCTTTTGTTAAATTATTCATTATCTTTTACTTAAATATATTATAATTAAAAAAAAATAATTTATTTAAAGAATATTTATTACAATAAATACATTTATTTAACTTGTAGGAGTAGTTGTATCACATGGATTTGATACACCTGATGTAATACCATCCCATGTTAGTTTACAATTAGTTGCCCATTTATATTTAGAACATGTTCCATTATCGCCATTATATGGTGATTGATTAAAATTCATAGTTGATTTATTATCCTCAGTTGGAATATTACACACTCCTAAACTATGAGAATTAAAACACGCTTCTCCATTACCGGATAAATCTACCCAATAATCTGGACATTCACCTAAAACTGGAGGCCATGATTCGGAATTTGAAGCTTTAGATAATGATATACCAACTACTACTAATATTATTATTAAAACTATTATTGCTATTGTCAATACTATTTTTTGAAAATTCATCTATATATATATATATACTTTTATACTTTTTAGCAAAACAATTAATTATACTTTTATACTTTTAAGAAAAGTATAGCTAAATATTTAATTACTTTTTATACTTTTTAGAAAAGTATATCAAAAATATTTGTTTGGCTCCACCTTTTCAAAAGGTTGATTTCAAAGGTAGAATATATATATATTTTTTTATGAATGTAATATAATATGAATAATACTAAAAGTTCAAATGGTAGAATTGATATTATTAATAAAACTCAAACTCCTGATATATCCAATTTATTTGCTATGTATGATAAAATTCCAGCTAATCAATGTGCTACTTTTAGGGAACCCACATTAGGTCAATGGGATGAAACACCATTGTCAAGAACCTTTTTCTCTAAAGAAAATATTCAAATCATTCAAAATGGAATTAGAGCCGGGGTATACAAAAGATCTAATGGTCAATATACTATTGGTAATCAAGATTGTGACTCTTTAAAAATAATTATGCGAAGTGTTTTTTTACAACATGCTGCTAATCAAAGTATTAATATTTCAGGACAAATTGAAGAACTTAATAAAATAGTATTAGATTATTGTATTCATCATGTTTATTCAGAAGCGCAAGGATATATGAAATATTTATATGATGTTAGTACTTTAGCCGTTCCTATAGCACCTCCAGTACTTGAAACACAAAAAGACAAATACGATTATAAAATGCCTAATTGGTTTTAATTAATATAATTCTTAAAAAAAGATTATTTAATTACTTAATTCCTATTTGTTAGTTTGTTTACTTAATAAAAGTAAAAAATGCTTTCAACAAAGTAAGAAAATGATTTTACAGTTTAATTTTTATTTTGGATTTTTTTAATTGTTTATTTGTTTTTCTTTTTTTATAACTTTTAATTCCTTTTCTTTTTTTATACCTCTTAATTCTTTTTCTTGTTATTCTACCACTTGCGATATCATTATACTTATTAATAATATTACAAGATGATATAACTTGACTTCTACAACTAGGACATATTGTAACTTCGTTATTTTGTAGTGAAGGACATATATTATGAAATTTATGACCATTTTCACAAACTCTACAACTTTCATCATTTATTTTTTCAAAACAAATTGGACATTCAGCCACTTTAATTTCCCGACGCATAATTTCCATTTCTTGTGGTGTATAATATGTGGTTTCAGGATTGGTACTCTTAATATTTCTTTGATCCATCGTTATTTTTGAATAACTATGTATGTTTGGATTAAATTCACCTTTATTCAACCATCCATGTTTAATATATTTTGGAGAAGGTTTATCCATAATATATTATATTATTAATTTTTATAATACAACTAAATAAGAAAAAATTTAATCTAGTCTGATTTATTATAAAAATAATGAACCAAACTAACAAATATGAATAAAGTATTTGAAAAAAACTTAAAGATAAATAAGAATATATTTAGACTGAGTTTATTTCAAATACTTTATTCATAATTGTTAGTTTATTCTTTTTTTTTACTTTGTTTATAATAAGGTAAAAAAAACAAGGAAAAAAACAAGGAAAAAAACAAGGAAAAAAAAACAAGGTAAAAAAAGTGAAAATAAATAGACTATTCTTTGGTAATTATTATAATTGTTTAAAATTTTATTTATTATATTTATTTATATAAAAGAATATGCCATCTGGAATTGGAGCAATTAAAAACTACCAAGATAAAACAATGCCTTCATCTTTGAATTATTCCAATGTTAGTTCAAATGTTAGTTCAAATGAAAATACTGTTATTAATAATAACGATTTTGAAATAATTAAACAAAAGCGTAAATTAGATATTCCTGAATATCCAATTCGTATAAAAGTTAAACAAAACAAAGAAGAAATATTTTTAAGGAATATTAATGGATTGGAATTTAGTTCAATATTCAATGACGCAATTAAAAAAGTAGATGATGATTTAAAAAATCCAAATTCATTTATTATGAATGAATATAAAAAATCAAAATTTTATAAAGAGGGAGATAAACTACGTTATTCTACATCAAACACAAATTTTTTTGTAAATAATAAACAGGATATATATAATGGTAACAATTTTAATTTTATATATTGGAATGTGTTAGTTACTTTAGATAATGAATCTGATACATCTAAAAGAAAATATGAAACTCAAATTGGTAAAAATCAATCATTGTATAAAGGAGGAATTATTAAAAAAAAGAGAACCAATAAAAATTTAAAAAAAAGAAATAAAAAAAAAACATTAAAAAACTCCAAAAACTCCAAAAAATATAAAAAATATAATAGAAAATAACACTTTAATATGATTATTTCTAAATATTTATTATAATTCTAGAATTAATTCTGATTTCTTTACCATTTTTTTTGATCCTCCTGCTACTTTATTTATAGCTTTCTTCTTGGAAACACCTATTTGACTTTGTTCTCTTTCTTTCTGATATAATTTATATTCATTCTCAAGAATCTCTAATTCTGATAACCACATTTGATGAATAGTTGTTGCTTTTATTATATTCAACTCAACTTCTTTATCTTTATGCTCTTTCAATAATTTTTCAACATTTTCTTCGGATACTGAATCCATTGGCATTCTAACTAAATATTTAAATTCATTGTCTTCATCAATTACATCATAATCTTTACTATTCAATAAATCTATAATTTCCTGCTTCTTCTTTTTTCTCAAATCAATTGTTCCATTTAATAATTCTTGAATATACTTTGCTTTATTAGAAAGTATTAACAATTGCTTTTCTAAAATATCTATCAAATTATCTTTTCTATCTTCATAATATTCTAATCTAATATCATAATAATCATCAATTATTTCTTCTACTGTATCATACTTTCTTAATTTATCTTCAGCATTAAATAGATTCATATTTGTAGTTGAACTTGTAGAATATAATTTCAGCAATTTTTCTAATCCATTACAACCAAAATCTCCTTTTAAAGACACCAATTCGGCTACCTTTCCTTTTGTAAATGTTACCACAAATTCTATTGTTGTATCTGTATAATTTTCATATACATCTTTAACAAATGGTACTATTTTTTTACCATCTTTGTCTTTATCATTCTGTAAATCATTTAATAATTCTTTAAAATCTTCCGTCCAATAACCAATAGGTAATTCAGTGACTCTAACTTTATCTGGTTCACCATTTAACACTTCATATTTACCTTTAAACATGAATTTAGTATCGCTAATTTTTAAAATATCACCTGTAAAACCTTCATAATAAGGTAAGAATTCAACTTTATCTTGACTGTTCACATCACCTTGACTTACTAATTTATTTTTTAAATAAGTAATAATATCTTTAGGATTATAACACATGATTTCAGTACTAAAACCTGTTCCAATGCCTTTTGAACCATTTACTAAAACCATTGGAATAATAGGAACATAAAATTGTGGTTCTACTGGTGTTCCATCATCATTCAAATATTTCAAAATATTATCATCTTGTTCTGGAAATATAGCTCTTGTTATTTTTTCAAGTCTAGTAAATATATATCTTGGCGATGACGCATCTTGACCACCTTTAATTCTAGAACCAAATTGACCTGAGGGAAATAATAAGTTAATATTATTAGAACCAATAAAATTTTGCGCCATTCCAACAATAGCTTTATTTAAACTTTCTTCACCATGATGATAACAAGAATTTTCTGAAACATAACCAGAAAATTGTGCTACTTTTATTTCATTTGATAAACGTTTTTTAAACGCACTATATAATATTTTTCTTAAACTAATTTTAAGTCCATCCATTAAGTTAGGAATACTACGATCACAATCATATTTTGAGAAGTGTATTAATTCTTTATTAATAAATTCTTCATATGGGATCATTTTCTTACTAGTATCAGCAAAACTACTTCTATCATAAACATTCTCTAACCAATTTTTTCTATCATCTGCTCTTTTTTTATTAAATACCATATCAATCGCATCGTCACTAATTTTACCAGTATGTTCAAAACCAACAAATTTCTTCTCTTCAAAATATTCCCTGAATTCAGTTTTTGTTGAAGTACCTAATCCTTTATAATATTTAATATTCCAACCCTTTGTACCTTCAGCATTATTTTTTTTCCATTCTTCATATTCACCATCATTATAAAACTTCAATTCTTGATTTCCTTTTCTTGCTTTTAAAATTGGCGTATTCATGAAACCAATAAATCCTGGAATTTTTGTTAAACTTAGCCATTCATTTTGAAATAAATTAATACATAATCCTTTAATATGTGATCCATCCAAATCCTGATCTGTCATAAATACTACTTTACTATATCTCAAACTTTTATTCACGTCATCTAAAGATAAATATTCTTTTCCTGTTTCTAAACCTAGAATCTTTTTTATCTCTGCTATCTCCTTATTTTCTGAAACCTTTTTTACCGCTTCTCCTCTTACATTCATTACTTTACCCTTTAATGGATAAACACCAATTGTATTTCTATCTTCTGATGATAATCCAGAAATAACACCTGTTTTTGCTGAATCTCCTTCACAAAATATTATCATACAATCTTTTGATTTATCTGTTCCAGCCCAATTAGCATCATCTAATTTAGGAATTCCCCTAATTGATTTACTCTTTGTACCATCAGTCTTTTTAGCAGCTTTATTTTCTTTTACTTCAGTTAATTGTAAAGCCGCTTCCATTACTCCCATTTTTGCTACCTTTTCAATAAATTTATCACTTACATCACATTTTGAACCAAATTTTGCCACAGGTGTATTCATAAAATCTTTCGTTTGACTATCAAAAGCTGGATTTTCTATATCACATCTAACGAATAATATTAATTGTTCTTTAATAGAATTAGGATTTACTTTGACCTTTTTCTTCTTCTCAATTAATTCACATATTTTTCTTGTTATTTGATTTAAAATATATTCAACATGTTTTCCACCCTTTGATGTGTAAATACCGTTTACAAAGGATACTTGAACAAATTCATTAGATGGTGTTAATGCTACAGCATATTCCCAACGAGGATTTGACTCTTCATAAACTCTTTTATTATCACCAATATATAAATTTATATATTTTTCAAAATTCTTTATTGGAATAACACTACTATTATATTTGACTTTTATAGTTTTATCAGTAATAGCTGAAATATCATATACTCTTTTTTTTAATAATGCTACCATATCTGGTGATAATCCTTGAATTCCAAGTCTTTTATAATCTGGTTTAAAAGTAATTTTTGTATATGGTTTTGTCTTGGATGCTTTACTAATTTTAGGAGGACAAATAGTATCAAGATTATCTTTAAATTCTTGTGTATATTTTAATCCACGAATATGATCAACTGTTTCAATTTGACCATATGTTGACCATATAAGAACTAATTTGAATCCAAAACCATTCTTACCACCAACAATTTTTTTTTCTTCTTTATTATAATTTGTTGAAGTTCTTAAATGTCCAAATATTAATTCAGGAACCCATGTTTTATATTCTGGATGTTGAATTACATCAATCCCATTACCATCATTAATCATAATAATAGTTCCGTCATCTTGAATAGCAACATCAATGTATGTAACAGGCATAGAATTTTCAACCTTTTGTTCAATTTTGGATTGCATTCTAACAACATGGTCTCTACAATTTACAATACCTTCATCAAATAATTTGAATAATCCAGGAATATAATTAATATTTTTTTCAATAATTTGATCATTAGTTTCATTCATTATCCACATATTGGTATCAACATTTTCAACAGAACCAATATATGTATCAGGATTATCCAAAATATGTTGTTTATCTGTTTTTTGTTGAACATCAAAGTAAAGAGTATTATCGTCTATTGCGCTCATTATTCTCTATAATTGACTTTGTAATATAATATTTATTTCTTTTCAATTTTATTTTTATTACTTCGTTGTATAATATTACAAAATCTGAATATACGTTTAATCCCTTGGAACATTTATTTTTTTTATTTTTTTTATTTTTTTTTATTTTTTTTTTTTTTTTTTTTTTTTTTTTTTTTTTTTTTTTTTATTTTTTTTTTTTTTTTTTTTTTTTTTTATTTTTTTTTATTTTTTTTTTTTTTTTTTTATTTTTTTTTTTTTTTTAACCATACAAATAAAA